TTCCATGCTTTTCCTGAAACCTGCTCAGCCTCATCTACCCATGCTAATAGTATTCTAGCTTTAGATTTAATTGACTCTAGTGATCGTCTAAGCCCTGCAAATGTATATGTGATGTTGCCATCTCTACTGCGGATGTATTTCTCTCCTATCTCATAATAATCAGCTAAGAAAGGTACTGATAGTATTGCTGACTTAATTTCTTCTAAGGATGAATCATTAAGAGAGTTCATAAACTCACGACCACATAGTATCTGACCTTTAGTTGGTGGCACTGAGTTTCCCCATTGGTAACCTTTAATTGCAGTCATCAGAGCAAAACTGCGTGTCTTGCCACTGCCCCGCCCTCCATATGCTATGCGATAACGTGCTTGACCTTCAAATATAGGAACCAACTTAGGTGGTAACTCAATCTCAGCTTTCACTTCTTAGCTACTAACTCAATAGTTGTTGGCATAGCTTCACCCTTAGTTGTGATGTCTTGATCCATCTTGTCATGGTATCCGTGCTTACCTAAAACTAGCTTAGTAATTGCTGAGTTAAACGTGTTGTTGAGTCCATTCTGCACTAACCAAAAAGACTGAGCATTTAATAATTTTCCTAATATGTCGGAAAACTCCTTGTCATCTTGCTTCGCCCAATCGTATAAAGTATCTCTGTGTAGGTCTAAAACCATAGCTAATCCTTCAATGCTTGGGATCATATGTCCATGCACTTCATAGTTTTTAATATACTCGTAGGCTTCAGCTTCTAACTCTTTAGTCCACTTAGTTGGTCTAGCCATTAGATACCTCGCTAATTAATTCTCTCCAATCATCAGGTAAGTTTAATTTTAATCCAATGTCATTCTCTGCCCAAGCAATGACTTCATCTATAAACACACCCATCTCTTTTGTATTTAACTCTTTACTGGATTTTAACACCACTCTTTGTTTATTCGCAACCACTTCAATTCGTGACTCAAGAAATTCTGACTGACAATGTACCTTTATAGCTTCTTTAGTATTACCAGTTTCTACTCTTACTTGATCTACAATAGCGTGGTACAAATTGTTTTGCCTTGCTGTTCTAGTCATCTTATTAGGCTTGATACTTATTATTGCTTCGTTACCTTCAGTTTGTTTAAAGAAAGTTCTAGTCATACCTTCAATGATGTCTGCTTTAGGCTTATCTCTTTTAAGTATTCTAGTTAATGTTTCACTCATAAGGACTTCTAGGTGGTGATGGCAACTCTGAATAGTGTTCATCTACAAGTAATGATTTAACTAACTGTCTTTTAGTTCTAGTGATTGCAAACTGAGCCATCTCTTTAATAAAATGTGGCTGGTAGTACGGGTGGTCTAATGTGTCATATACGTGATGACAAGCATGGCAACCGTAAAAACCTATGTCATTGCCATGACTATCTTTAGCTTTAATACCAACTCCTGAAACATTTTCGTGACAGAAGACTACTTTAGAATTGCTTTCTCCTGAATCACACACATCTAGTTTCATAGTACAGGCTTTCCCCTTAGCAGATCGAGTTATAGCATTAGGCTTCATAATGTATCTCTGTGTTTAACCATAAAATAACATCAGCCACGTTATAAACTGTCTTAACAGTTCCTCCGGCTTTGTCTATACGTTCATGCATATCTTTTTGTACCTTAGTTAAATAACCTTTAGGATGACTAGCAGTGGCTCCTCGTTTAACTTCTAGCCCATAGTACAATCCATCATAGACAATTGTAATATCAGGCACACCACTTTTTGTACCTGTAGATTTAAGTTTGGCTCCCTCTGATTTTGATCTAGCACCACCATTTGGTACTGCCCAATAACAAACTTTACGCAAATCTAAATATTTACATATGGCTTTTTGTATTGCATCTTCTTCAAATTTCATTTTGCTTTGTACATATCTATAATTAAGTTGCATTTCATTTGATCACATAGATTAATAATTTCCTGACACAATCTTTCTTGTATGTCTTTATCATCTATTGCCTCAACTGTTGCTAATACATCTCTAATTGTACGTATTAGTTTCTTTCTTTCGGTGTGATCAAGTTTTTTTGTCATGCTTAATACGTTTTCTAGGTTTAGTTGGCTCTAAATAATTTGATAACCCATAAATCATCCAATGTGTAATAGGTTTATTAGAAGCAATTCTTGAAGTAAAGCCACTTAATGACAATCCTAATAGCTTAGCTGCTTCTTTTTGTGTGATTTCTAGACGTTCAAGCTCTCTAGGTATTGACTCATAGTAAATTGTTTTAGACATAATAAAAAAAAGGTTTATAGAATAGATAGATTATATCAATATTAGTACACAATGATGAATTGGTTTAACCTTGTTTCGCTTTCAGCGACTTACTTCCGTAGAGCAGAGTGATAAATCACTTAGTAGATCAAGAGCTTTTAACTTATCGGGAACAGTTTTGAGTTGGGAGAGTTCAGGCAAATCAATCCCTAACCACTAATAAAAGCAGTTAGAGATTATCATCGGTCTACAGCCTATCGCAGTATCATCCAATGCTTATAACCATCATAGCTATACAAGTTAAGGTTCATCGCTACCGTATGATCGGTACTTAGCCATCTGCAACCCTACGCTAGATTGGAATTACGCACAAGGTGTTCCCATTATATGCGTGGTACATCAATCTAACATCAATCAACAGCTTCTTGAAATACTTGCTAAATCTCTTTTTAGGTGTGAGTGCGAATTAACAGACATATCACCTTCGTATTCCGATGGTTGCCTTCTGTACTGATAAGAGTATAATCTTTCATAGAACGGTGGGGCAAACACCAGTTTAGAAAACCCTTTGGAGCTTATTACTCTGAGGGGTTTTTGCTATCCGATCTCTCAAATAACTCTAAACCAAGACTTAGTATGATACACATACTTTCTATTGCGATCTAAATTATTTACTCCCGAATGTTCTAGGGTATACCAATATTAGTATATAATATCTGTGTCGAGCATAACAAATCGGCACTTTTTAACAACATAATATTGGAGAATTTTATGAGAACATTAGAAAAAATTGAGAAATATACACCTGAATATGACGAGTTAATGAACGCACCTTTAGAGCTTATGCACGGTGTTTATGGCTATGTCGATGAGAATAAATATTCTATCAAAATTCCAAACACGTTAGCTAAAGTCACTATGCACCACATGATGGATGGTGATCAGCCTTCTTACTGTCATAAAGCAGAAAATTATCTACGTGAAAAGGGCATCGAAGCTAACCTAGCTTTAGCTGACTACCCACGCAACGGTGATACTTTAAGATTGTTTTTCGATGAGAAAGAGATTGGTTATGCGGCGCTATTCTTTCTTAAAGACTTAGCAAACAAAAAAGCTAACGGAACAATTTAATTTTAACAGGGGAGCCTAGCTCCCCACTTACTTGGAGAAGTATATGAATACAAATATTAAAATCACTTTAACAGATAGCCAACGCAACCATATCAAAAATCTACTTGATGGCAAGACAAGCGCAAAAAAAGCAACTAGACAAGACGTAAGTGCTTTGGTTGAAATGTTCATTGATCAATTGATTGACAGCAAATTAACTGAACCGAAGGAGATTGTCCAAGAAGCCATAGAAAAAATTGATGGCTACAAGTTCTATGCTGAAGGTCAAGAAATCAGCTATGACAAATGGATAGACATCCCATGCGATGATTGTGGATGTTTAGTTTCGGTTTCTGAATCAATTGTTACAGGAGATATGTAATGACTACACCTAACCTACCTTTTAAGATCGATTACATTTATGGCTATGCTTACGGTAAAGCTGTACCACAATACTTTAACAGTGACGAAATGTATGATTACTTTTATAACGAAGAAGAACAAGATCAAGTATTTAGTCTTCAAGTTGGCGAGAGCATGACATTTACTGGTGTTACTGAACAAATTAAAATCACACGCATGGAGGTGCTGTAATGATAAACATTCAATTTACTGAAAAAGACTTTGAGCAATTTAAAGAGATTTACAAATTGCACACAACATCACCTAAGCAAGTATTTGAGTTTCAAGGAAATGAGTATGTATCAGGTTATGCTAAATATTTAATTCAATACTTAGAGGGCAAGTTCAATACAAAAAGAATTGTTACTGCTCACGAATTATTTATGGAACAAGCGCCATCGTTTAATTTTGATTTAAATGAAGATCAAATTCTAAAGAAAGCTCTTGACGATGGTTTTGTTAAGTTTGTTAGTAAAGATCAATACGAAATTAATCCTCACTACGGAGAAGAATAATGAGAAGTTTTGAATCAATCAGGGAAGACATCATTGAAGAAGAAGAACGCTCAAATGATGAAGACCATTTTGCTCATGGTAACGAATCAATCTATGTAGATAATATTTATTACATGCATGGTTACGAAGCATGGAAGGTTGTACAGTTAGGTCACACTGAAGGAACAGATGGTGTAGTGAAGTTTTTTGTTACTATGCTTAGACTATCAGACAATCAACTTAGAACGATCCTTGAATCAACCTTTAGAAAAAAATGGAAATTGTATAAACAGTAATACCAATGTTGGTATATACTAAACACTTTAATCACTTGGAGAATGTTATGGAAAATATGGAAGATTTTAAGAAAGGAGATGATTTTCAAACTGAATGGGAATCACATTTTGATGATGCTCGTGACTCTGCAATGCAAGAAGCAGATGATATTATTATGGAGGTTGAGCATTTAGTAGATGATCTTGACCAAACTATCAAAGTAGAAGATGTTCTTATTGTGGCTAATGCTATCAACAAGGTGGTAAATCTTCGCTATTTCACACTTTCTTCTCAAGTCTATGGAAAGTATTCAGACTATGAAGAAGACTTTGATTATGACTTTACAGCGCAAATGATAGATGTGCTACAAGATCGGTTATCTTTTGAATTAAAATTAGGAGCGAAATAATGGTAAGCAAACTAGGACTAGAACCTGAAGATCAAGATTATATGTTTTCTGAAGACACAGTTAATAAACTTGTTAAACACGGATACACAAACGAAGAGTTTGAACATCCATACTTTGACGAACAGAAAGAACAACTTGCGGGATTTGATAAGTTTACTGAGGTTACTCACGAAAAAGTAACGCAAGAACAAGAAGTATTGGCATGGATTGTAGAGCATGGATCAATTACTGATAACGAAGCTAGAGATAATTTGTACATCAATCGACTAGCGGCGAGGGTATACAACCTCAGACATAGAGATGGTTATCCTATCGATAGAAAAATGATTACTGTGAAGCGACCTAATCGTAGGTCAGTTAGTTTTGCTAAGTATTATTTAGACTCTGATGCAGACTAATCATTTCACAGATGTTATCACGGAGCTTCAACGAGTCCGTGATGTTTACTATGATTCAATCTTTGAAGACTGCGATTATGAAAGTATCGTAGCACTAAAAACTAAGATGGATCACTTACAGAGCTTGGCTGACAATGGTCAAGAATTTATAGTTAATTTTTAAGGAGAAATATATGGAACAATTAGCAACAGTAAATATTAAAGGCAAGGAATATGTAGAGGTTAAGACTAGAGTGCAATGGTTTCGCAAGAACATTGAGAACGGTTGCATTAAAACAGACCATGTTTTTTTTGATGGTGAAACTATTATGTGTCAAACAGAAATTCTTGTTGATGGTAAGTTAGTTGCAACAGGTATGGCACATGAAGAAAAAAATGCTTCTGCTATTAACAAGACATCGTTTGTAGAAATATGTGAAACCAGCTCAGTTGGAAGAGCGCTTGGCATGTATGGCATAGGCATTGAGTCAAGTGTTGATACTGCGGGTACTATTAGAGCGGCAATAGCTTTACAAGAGTCCTCGGATCGCCAAGATGAATTATCTAGGTATAAAGCTGAAAGTCTAACAGGCAAGTTAATGATTGCTATTGAAGCTGATGATGAAGAAGGCATCACTGAAGTAGAAAAAGACTACAGAGGTGACGTTCCCCTAGCTTCAAGAGTTAAATTAGGTTTAACACCTGAACATTTAGAATACATGGATGAGCGTAAAGAAAGGAAACTGCTAGAGCGTAAAGCTAAAGCTGAAGCGAAGCATGAACGTAATGTAGAAGCGGCAACTAAGTTTGCTGAGTCACAACAGAACGCAGAGGTTTAACTTTCCTACGCTGTGTGGGTGGTTCTCCAAGCCATCCTAAGTTAAAGACAAACAAGTTCGATTAGTTACCGTAAGTAACTACTAATTTAATATAAGGAGATGTAATGGTAAATAAAGTAATGCTCATAGGTAATTTAACTCAGCCGCCACAGTTTTCACAACTTAATAATGGTGGTACGGTAGCTAGAATAAAGTTAGCTACTAACGAGTCTTGGAACGACAAAGCTACTGGTGAACGAAAAACTGCTACTGAATATCACACTTGTGATGTTTGGAATAAGTTAGCTGAAACACTTCAGAAACTTGATCTTGATACAGGCACTCAAGTTTATGTAGAAGGCAAGTTACACACCAAAAGCTATGAAAAGGATGGTGTTAAGAAATACTCCACTGTAATTAAGCTCAGTGGTTTTGGCTCAGAGTTTCGCATCTTATCTAAAAAACAAGGTACGCAACAGACTGCACCGACTGCACCGACTGTAACACCAACTATCACACCAATCACACCTGTAGCACAGGAGGAGTTTGAAGATGACATCCCATTTTAAAATAATTGCATTAGCATTTTTAGTTACAGGATGTAGTGGATTGCAAGAAAAGTATGATGGATTGGCAATACCACCTGATGTTATAGGTGATGACCAATTGATCTGCTCAAGCGAAAACATGATTTTATGTTCAGGTTTTCTTACCCAAAAAGATATAGACAACAAGGAGAAGTAATATGAGTAATAAATACAAACCATTTTGGAGTCGCAGTATGAATGTTGACTACATTACTGAAAACTTTACTAAAGCACAACTAGAGAAAAAAGCTAGAAGGCATGGTATTGAATTGGACAAAAGAAAGTCATACAAAAATCTTATCGAGGAATGTTATGACGTTCTTGCTTGAAACAACAGTTCCTCTGTTGTACTTAATCGGCACAGCCTTGATTTCGTCAGGGCTAGTGCTACTCTTAATGACACTAGGTATGCCTGATGAAAACTAAATTCACTGATGAACAGCTCATGCAATTTGCTGATGGTGAGTTAGACAATCTTCACACAAGCATGGATATACTTAGCATACTTATTGATAAAAAGAAAGGCTATAAAGAATTAGGAAAACGATTGGAAGTTTATACAACAACTCGGACTGCCTTACTTAACACTTTACTTGGAGAAACGAAATGAGAAAAATTAGAAACTGGTTAATATTTTTTTATTCAGTTGGATTTATTATTGAAGTTACTGCAATAGTTTATATTGCATTGTGGTTCCAACAGTACGAACAGTACATACTCTAATGGAGTATAAACGCAAACCAAAAATGTATGCCCTATCTAATGGAAAAGAGGTTACCTGTAGAGAAGTTGCTCAAGAGTTAGACATTACAGAAGTAGCAGCTAGGTATCGTTTACAAAAAAGCAATGATCCAAAAGTCATTTATAGACCATACGATAAAAAGACTGGTGGAAAAAAGAGAGTTGTAGATAGACATATTGGTACAAAAAAAAACTTAGAGCATGAACCTACAGAAGATGAAAAGCTGTGGAAACTTGTTATGAAGATGGGAGTAAACAAATGACTGAGCAAGATGAATTATGGCAACGGAAAGAAGAAACATTAAAATCTTCTGTTGACCTTACCGAAATTGATCACGAAATATTTAAAAACTTTGACTATGCTTTTGATGGCAAGTCTGAATTTCATGTTCCAATGATTCCTGATGTTCCTGAGCAATTTGGTATTGGAGTGATCTATGGCTCAAGTGGAAGTGGAAAGTCTTCCATACTAAAGAATTTCGGCTCTGAGGAGGTTATTAAGTGGGATAGAAATAGTAGTGTTGCATCTCATTTTGATAATGTTGATGATGCAATAGCTAGATTAAGTGCAGTAGGATTGAACAGCGTACCTACATGGGGAAAGCCTAGACACGTTTTATCTAATGGTGAAGGGTTTAGAGCTGATTTAGCTCGTAAGCTCAAGAGTAATTGCGTTATAGATGAGTTTACTTCTGTTGTAAATCGTGACGTAGCTAAGTCTTGCTCAACTGCATTATCTAAATATGTTAAGCGCAACAACCTTTCCAATATTATTTTAGCAACTTGCCATGAAGATATTTTAGAATGGCTCGAACCTGATTGGGTATTCAATACGGATACCCTAGAAATCAGTAGGAGGTCACTTCATCGACCACAAATACAAATTAAAGTCCACGAATGTTCAAAGACTTATTGGACAATGTTTGCACACCATCATTATTTAAGCGCTGAAATTCCACCTATTGTTGACTGTTATCTTGCTACATGGGATGACGTGATCATCGGATTTTGTTGTGTGATTTGTTTACCAGGCAAGAGTCCACCATTGTATGAAGGCGATCAAAGAATTAAATATCGTGGATGTAGAACCGTTATATTGCCTGATTTTCAGGGCTTAGGGTTAGGAGTCAGGCTTTCTGATGCTGTAGGTGACATCTTTATTGAGAAAGGTCATAGATATTTTTCCAAGACAGCTCATATGCGTATGGGTGAGTACAGACAAAAGTCTAATAAATGGAGAGCTACTATGACTAACTTAGTTGATCGTAGTAAGAGTGGAACAGGTAGGCGTAAGAATCAGGTGTTTAATCATATCCCTTTAGAAACTGAGAGGATATGTTACTCACACGAATATATAGGCGAGAATCGCAAATCCTACGATCCTAAGTGGCAAAAACTAACTGAAGATACTCAAGAAGCCTTTAACTTTTAACCTTTTTTATATGTGTGGATGTGGATGTAATGACTCAAAACCACCTGACATCAAAGTGAGTGCTACCAAACATATTAATATTAATGTAGCTTTGTTTGCTAATATTTCATAGATAAATTGTTTCATTTAATTCTCCAGTTATAAATCTTCCTTTATCTCCGAAGTTCTTATTATACTTTTTTTTATTTAGACTTTAAATTTCTTTTTCTGTGACCGTTCCATGCCATGAAGCCACCTAATCTCAATGCATAATAAGCTAAGACATTAATAATTTTGAAGCCATTAACATCAATGCAAATATCACGAAACAATTCATCAGCCCATTTTTGAGTCTTTTTCTCTGTAACACCTTTCTTGCCACTAAACTTTAATACTTCATACTTGTACAAAAAATCATGGCAGAGTCCACCTTGCAGCAGAACACCCATAGGCGAAAGCCAACTTCTTAATGGCTTGGGAACCGAGGCTCCATCGAAGATAAATCCTTTAGGAATGACGTAGTAGGTTGGATGTGTATTACCATCATGTGTTATATGAAATTTCCAATCCTTCGTGATCTCCCAAGTCCTTGTCTTAGTAAGCCATAAAATAATTCCACCAAAAAACCCTTTAGACTTTGTTTCCATTGCAACTGGTTTCATGTGTGGTTGCTCTTCATATTTAATTGTTAGTGCCATATCTTCTCCTTATATTATTTGCCCTTTGCCAGCTGAGCCCCGAAATAGAATTCTATTATCATGGTAGCCCATCCAAAAAGCTCATCCATCTTAACTACTGAACCAGCTTGTATTGTTACGTACTCTATAACATCAGGAGTAATCTGAAATAAACCTAAAAAGTTATAGCCTTCTTTAGTCGTAGGTATAACCATTTCTGTGTCAAACAAGACTGGTGCTACTTGCGTAAATATTACTAAAGCTAAAATTACAAGAATAATTATGCGCCGGTTCCATGCAGCCATAGGCGATTCTTTGTCTGCGTAGGCTCTAGCTTGATTGATAGAATCGTTTCTTGCGTTCATGTTCTCTATCATCAGCTTCTGTTGTTCTTGTGCTGCTTGACTCTTTAAAGCAAATAACTTACCAAGAAAACCTAAAGCTATTGGTGCTATGTTAGCGAGAAAGCTAATCATAAGAGCTTCATTATTACTTCACCTATACCAAAATCTGTTGCAACCATTACACCAAAGCCTATTAATAAGCCTTTACCCATAGACATAAACTTGAGGTTCATATTCTTTATCTCTCTTACGTCTTTATAAAGATCGATAATCTGCTTCTCGTGTTTATCGAGTTGTTTTTGTTGTTGTGCAGTCATTAGTATTTTTTGACTGGTGGTTTTTTATTTCTTTTTTTCATAATATCTCGTATGTTATCAGTTGTTTAATGGATTGTCTAATGACTGTTGTATTCGTTTCATCAGCTTCTCTTCTGTTTCATCTAGTTGAATGTCAAATTTGTCTAGCTTATTATCCATGTTAGTTATTCGCACATCAATAGATTGTAGCTTAGTGTCTATCCTGTTCTCTAGGTTATAACTACTATCTCGTAGCCTAGATAAGTCCTCCTTTAATTCGATTTTAATAGCTGAGGCTACTTCTTCTACCCTTAATACGTCAGCAGAAGTCTTTTTCATTTGGGAGCTAATAGCACCTAAGTCTAAATTAGCTAGACTTTCGACCTTTTGGTACAATAAAAATCCACCATACATTGAACCTACTATCGCTGAGATTAAAGCTAACAAGCCCA